TCAACAAAAGAACTGACTTGATTGCCGTACTCTGAAACACGATTGATGAATCCGTCAAGGGTCGCGATCGCGTCAGACAAATCGACGGCCTGTCCAGCCTCGATTTTTTTCTTGAGTTCTTCAATTACGCTTTTAACTTCTGAGGCTTCAGTCGAGATTTTGGCGCCAAGTTCGTCCAACTTTCCTGCCAATTCGTTGAGCTTGGCCTGCATAGCCTCAAATTGTTCGGACATTTCTATTGCCTCCAACTTATTCAGAATTACTTTTTGGTTTTGCCGAATCTCATTCAATATCGCAAACAAATCTTGCTTTTTGCCAAAAGCAAGAATGACCATCGGGTTCATCGCGTCTAACCTCAAGGGCTGATCTATTTTACTCGATCGCCTCGTTTTTGAGGCACGATCGATGCGCCGGACGAATTGCGACGCCGACATGCAGCAGAATCCAATTTCCGCGACCTGGCTTGACAACGATGCGCCTGCCGCAAAGAAAGCAACGCTGTTGCGGCGAGGCTGTAAAAAATCGTCGCGAAGGTCGATCGTCGTCGAAAAAATGCGCTATCTCGACCATACAGCTTTGTGCTCGCGGTAAACAGCAGTATTGTGGGTCAGTACAGAATACGCCCCGGCAGCAGAATCGATATCGTCGTTTCCGGCTCGTTCCTTGACCCCAAGCGGGCCAATTTCTGCTTTAGATTCCTTGCCTTTTGGGTCATTTGGGAAATTGACAGCGGACTTCAACCAACGATCGTTCCAAAGACCACGCACGAGTTTGACTTTACCTTGATAAGCGGCAGTAGCCAGCGGCTTTGCACGAACTACCTTGTTTGCCGCAGGTAACATGCCGAGTGCATCGTAACCTGAAAGGAAGCCAATCATTTCGTGGGTGTTACGGATCGATGCTGAGCCTGGCTCAATCTCCCACCGAATTTTACATAGATTTCCGTCTTGAAGCGCCGTGTTCCGAATTAAGGTATTGACCTCGCCAGGACTAATCAATCGATTAATCGAATCCAAAATATAAACAGTGTTACTTCCGTCAAGAATTAGTCGCATCCGAGTCCCAGAAGTTGCAGAAGGATCGGCCCCAGAAAAATCGGCGTCGGTCGCAGCCAAATCCCAAAAACGTACTTCCTCGTAACCGTATCGCCAAGACAATTGCTCGACAACGCTAGACTCAACGATCTCGAACCAATCTCGATGAAAAACACTGCCGGGAGTATAATTGACGAGCCAGTTGCCCTTCAGTAGACGCTCCTTCTCTACGGGGTGCAAAGATTTCAGATTCGCCAAATATCCCGGATCGCGTTCAAGCAAAATCTTGTTGTCGTAAACGTCAGACTTAATAAACGTAAAACTTTTGGGCAAACTTCCGGGGTAACGAAGTTCCAGTTCTTCTTTAGAGTCGGCCCAAATTACTTCGCTTCCTTCGCGAATAAACCAACGCACTTTCCCTGACTTTGCCGGATCAGCGTAACCACGATCGTCGAGCCACCAACTAATGAACCGTGCGACCCACGAGTCCGAATCCGGATTCATCGTCGCTCGAATATAGGGCTTTACACCGCAGGTCGATCGATTGCGGCTTGCGAGATAAACGAACCGATCTTCGGGTTGGTGGCAAAGCTCGTCCCAAACAATTAGGCACAACGACGACCCCTGAAACTTGTGTTTATCGTTAGCGTGCCCCAGATAAGAAAAAGAAATTCTTGCGCCGCTAGGAAAAATCCAGTCCAACCCGCCGTTTTTGGGTTTGCCGCCTAGCAAGGGGTACAATTTTTCCGCTTCTGAAAGTAGGCCGCCGGGTTGCATTATCTGTCTATAAGATTCCCTAATCAAAGCCGCCGTAAAGCCCGGCACGTGAATGTGCCTCAACGGCTCAACGATCGTTGCCCAAGTTTTCCCGCCACCTGCCGCACCGCCATAAAAAACAATATCGGCGCTGCTTGCAAGAAATTGGCTTTGCGGCCCCGGCTGAGGTTTGATAATGATCGTGTTTTCTTCGGCACTAGTTTTCCGCGTTTTCTTCGGCATCGACAACTAAATCTCGATTGTTGTCTGGGAGCATCACGACGACCTTAGCTTGCTCCGATTGAACACTACCAACATGCTCGACAATATTTTTCTCTGACCGACCGCAACGAGTTCTTTCGTACCAAATTATTGCCGACAGGCAACCTTCGGTGGCAAGTTGGAATAATTTTCGTGCAACGGACGCCGCCGCCGACGCCCGACCCCTCGCGATCGCCTCGTCGACCGCTTCCGTGTCTTTCTTCCTTCGCTTCAAAGTCTCCAGCGAAATTCCAACGACCCTGGCAATCTCCTGCAACGTCAACCCGTAGCCAGCAAGAGTCTCGATTTGCCGCAATTGCTCCGCCGTAATTTCAATCCGAGGTCGGCCAGTCTTTTTTGACCCAATTTCCACCATGTCACTGTTCATTTTTATAAGTATCTCTATGAACTACACGCGCCCTAAGAGGGACGCGGTTTCTGACGCTTCGTTTCAGCCAGTTGCTTCAAAGATCCCGTATTGATACGAGCCTTAGAAGTAGAGCCGGACTGATCTGCGTCTAAGAGGCTAGTTCCTAACCCCTTTGCCCAATTGAGGCAAACACGAGCCGATGCTACATCCCTATCCTCAATACAACCACACTTGAGGCAGTAATGAACTCGCTCGTCTAATGTTTTAGGTTGGACATTCCAGCATTGAGGACAGCGTTGAGATGGTTTGAGGGTTTTAGTTGGAGCCTCTAAGTAGAAGCCATTTGCCTCGGCTTCTTTGTATTCCAACATCTTTCGCATCATTGCCCATCCCACATCTAGAATCGAGCGGTTGAGTCCTGATTTTTGACGCTTTCGCTTTCCTTTCTTAGGTTTGCGGGTCATTGCTGAAATGTTCAGCTTCTCAGTCACGACGAGGCTATTACAGCTCACAATCTCTGTCGTGCGTTTGTGCATCCAATCCAATCGTTGTCGCGCCGCCTTACGCATCAGCTTTGACACTTTGGCTTGAGCCTTCTTGTAGCGGCGTGATGCCTTGATCTTCTGGGTTCGATTGGGTGCCCGTTTTCTTCGTTTCTCTTTCGAGACTTGACGGATTTTGGCTTGGGTTTTAGCCAAGAATTTTGGGTTCTCAATTTTGGTACCGTCACTCATTGCGATCGCAGTGAGCGTCCCAAAATCAATTCCGATTGCACCCGTTCCGGTTTCGCGAACTGGCTCACAGTTTACCGTGATGGAGGCATACCATTTCCCGTGCCGATAGACGATCGTGCAGGTAGTCGGAGTGCCCCATGTCCGTGCCTTTCCGCGCATCTGGATTCGTCCTAAATTGGACAAATCTAAGTACCCGTTATCGCCTCCAGTATGCGCTTTCCATCCACTTGTTCCTGGATAAGTCCACCCAGAGTAATTTCGGATTGACTTGAATCGAGGATATTTACTCAAACCACCGAAAAAACGCTGAAAGGCAAAGTCCACCCGCTTGAGCGTGGCTTGCAATGCCTGTGCTCCCAACTCTACAAACTCAGGCCAAACTTTCTTAAACTCAGGCAACCGATTTTGCTGGTCAAAGTAGTTCACAGACCGATTGAGTTTTTGATAGCTGTCTTTCCGGTCGGCTAATGCAGCGTTGTACAGATAGCAATGCAACCTTCTCCACTCATGAAGTTTGCGCTCTTGAGCGGGTTTTGGATACAAGCGAAATGTGACTCGACGGGTTACAATCATCATGACATTATGACTCAGCGGTCATGGCTACGCTACAGTATAGCAATCGCGGTTCAGGTTCATCGCAGGCGAACTCCCGTAAGTTTCCAGCCTGAAATCGATGGGGAGAAAACTAGGGTTGCAAGTCGATAGGAATCCCAAGTTTCTTCGGAATTCTCCGACGGCGGTTGAACATCTTGTTTTTCTGTTACAACGATAAAAGATGTAGGCGACTCAAACCCCATAACAATCGCGTTCAGTTGCCCTTTGCCAAAAATTTCTTGCATCCATTCGGGAGCGGTCGTTTGCAGCAAAGCTATCTGCGGATTACCATTTTTGTCGCCGATCGCGGCTCGCAACCATTCGGGCGTAATTTTTTCGTCAACAGCAGGATCGACTATCGAGCTTGCCATCATCATGCCCATCGCTTTGAATCCGGAACTGTTTAGGGCTTCGCGAGCTATTCGCGATTTCAGATCCGATTTCAGGTTTGCGCGAAGCGCAGGGAAGTCAACCATATTGACGATCGTCTCGGTATCTTTCCGTTCGACCGCTCCTCTCAACGAATAGACCGTCGCAAAAGGAGACGCGATCGCGAGTCCTAAGCAGGCAACAGCGCTAACACCAGCGATCGCCAAAATTTTGGAACGTTTGATTGAATTTGCAGAGAAATTTTTAAGCATAAAACAACCTCCATCAGAGAATAGCCTT